AGGTTACTTCAGGAATGGTAATTCCATCTGGGACATTGACATCAAACTTGACAGTAACAATAGAACCATTGACCGCAGTCACATAGCAGGGATAAGACTGCCCATAGCCTTGCAGAGCATCATTAATCTTTCTATCAGTAAAAAGATTAATAGATTGTGCAAAAGGGATTTTTTGGTCAATATCGGACATTTTTATTTTAGAGGTTGGTTATAGGCTTGAACAACTGTAACCCAACTATTTGCATCTGGCTGCCTAAACATTCCTAGATGTCGCACATTTTGGATATAAAAAGTACCTTGGAAATTGACCACTTCTTTAAATTGTGACTGAGAAGAAGGCAAAGTCAAAATAAGACCTCTTTGAGCAGATTGTTTAGGCATCACTATTTGACCACCGACTTTGAGGTCATATCGCATGACAGTCTTAAAAGTCAATGTATAGGGTGCTATCCAAGTTGGTTGCCCAATTAAATCTGTAAAAGCAATATTTATAGGTTCGGTGGTCGGTGGTGTTGTGTAATCATAAACATTGATAATATTGTCAATGTAAGAAATCTGAATACCAGGATAGTTAGTTCCACCAACAATGCTGCGACTCTTATCATTCAAATACTTTGAAAACTCTGTCAGAGTAAAGTTTTGTTGATAAAGAGGTTCTGGAGCAACTAAATCTTTGCTGATATTGACATTAACCGCAGAAGCATTTGGAAATACATTTTTTAAAGTAGTTTCAATTGCTGGTGCTAAAGGTGCATTATTCGCACAAGTGAAACTAAAGTTAAATGGATTTTCTTTGCTTCCAGCAGGTAAAACCATAATTAAATCAAGAGTTTGAGATGTACCCTGCCAATTACCAAAGGCTTGTTGAATTCTTGAATTAATCAAAACTCCATACTGATCTGGATTAGCTAAAGGAAGCCCTTTTGCCATACCACCAGATATTTTGATATTGCAATATTTTTTACCATCTGCGCTAGGATTGAAGTTGGCAGCCTGGGCTAATAATGGAAGTCCAACTCCATAAACCCTTAAAGATGCACCACCTAAAGGTGAGTTATATACCGAAATAGGTAAATCCCATTCGACATTTAAAGCACCTGCAATAGTGCTTTTTGCACCAGTAAATGCTCCGAAAATACTTCCATTAGTTCCATAGCTAGTAAAAGTACCATTAAAAATGGGCTTTCCATCCGAGCCATTAATTACTTTTGGTTTTCCATCCTGATCGGTAATGGTAATTTCATACCTTCTCATTAGATAACCTCAAATTGATTGTTGACAGTTCTGTAAACCAATTGAGTATTAAAGTAGCCAGCAGTCAATGAAATGTTGTAGCCCAAAGGAGAACCAATTAAAGGCAATGCTACTACTAGAATATTGTTTAAGTCATAGATATTGACATAATATCTTTGGCTGTAAATATTCCAATTGACAATCACATTGTAAACAACCTGATCGAAGGTAGCCTGAAATTGAAAATTGGAGTTATTGCTAGGTGTAAATTGAATAATATTTGCAGCATTAGCAGCAAGATTTTGACTGACACTATAAGAAGAAGCTGCACCCTGGGTGTTTACTAATCCACCATATAAGGGGGTTGTAATGGAGTTATTGTTACCAATTACACTATTGACACCTGACCATAGACTATTTGACATATTAACTCGCTATCGGTGTACCAGATTGGAAAGAGGACATTAATGCGCCTAATGTATTTTGAGGTGCTTGTGATACCAAAGGTTGTACAAAATCGAACTGCCAAGCATTTTGTGGCTGCTGACTGTCTGGTCTTGATACATCGGTTAAATTGGTCAATATGCAATTCAAATAAATATAGGAAGGGGTAGCTACAATAAAAGTACCGCCTTGCTGAATATGGGCTTGTAAAGCAGCTTGCAAGGCAGTAAAAGTAATCATCTTTGATACATACCCACCATTCATATTGGCAGGGCAATTCATTAGCAAAGAAATCTTTAATGGCTTGGCAATAACCGCATTAGCAGCATAAGATTGATTTGCAAAAGGATAAGCTGCAATGTCGTAATCTATTAAAGTAGCACCAGGCAAAGGTCTAAAATGACCAAAAAAATTGTTTAAATCTAAAGGATTTTTACCATTCAAAAGTGAAAAGCCAAAATTGGCTGCTTCAGTAATGGCAATAATTGGNAGTAAGCTGCCAGGTACAAAAGTAGCAAGTCCCTTCGACAAAATAATTGGCGATATTTCATAGGCTAATTGATATATTGATTTTTCAATACTGGTTGCCATTATTTAAGTCCTATTCCTGTGTAATAACCACCAGCATTTAGCATATTAATGTTGGTATCTTGACCTGGTATTTTAGTGGTCTGGATGCTTAATGCAATTGGGGTTGGATTCCAATTAATAGAACCTAGAGAGTTTGTAAAGCTAGATGTCGCACTTTCAGTTTGCGGAACTCCAGAACCCTTGCTATTAGTAGATTCGCTTTCTAGCTTTCTTTTCATTTCAATATGACCTGGGTCTTTAGAACCTAAAGGTCTATATAAACCATATTGAGCCAAATATTCATCAGAGTATTGACCTGGATTTTTAATATCAACTGCTTGTCCAGTAAGGTGTTTGCTATTTTCCATAGCAACTGGATTACCCTGACCATTTGGTTTTGTGTAATATTTACCATCAGCAGGATTTAAAATTCCATGTTCTTTAGCCCAATTTTCATCTCTTTTGCCACTAATAACAGGCAATCCAGCAGCTTGAACTGCTTTAGCTAAATCAGGGTTAACCCCACTTAAATTATTCCACCAAGCCTTTGCGCCTTCTATCATACCTGCTCTAGAAGGATTAAATTCTGCTTTTCCTTCTGGCATACCTTTTTGCAAAATTCCAAGGTTTCCAGGATTCAAAGGGTTTTTAACTATATTTGCTAACCAAATAATCCCATCAGCCAAGTCAAGGGCTGCTTCACCAATCTTGCCAACATTCATTAAAAAATTATCAACATCAGTTTTGAATTCTGGAGTTTCTAAATATTTGGCAAATTCTTCTAATTTTGTACCTAGAGTTGCAATCCAATCTTTTAATTTTGGACTTTCAAGAAAGGCTTTTACAGCATTAGAGAATGAATCCGACAACTGATCTAAAGGAGTTACCAGCTTTTCTAAACCAGTAATAAAGGTATTTTCTATCTTTGTTTTTGATCTAGTAAGCTGTACATCCAAATCCTGCCATCTTTTTAATAAAGCATCGGTAAGAGCAAGAGTTTTAGTGTCTGAAGCATACTTTTTCTCAAGATCATCTAACTCGCCTTTTCGCAAAGATGCCATTCTTCGAGCAGTTTCAACATCAATACCTAAAGCAGACAAACCGCTTACATCTAATCTTTGTTGCGCTGTGGCTGCTGAACCGCCTTTATAGACCTCTCCAGCCCTTCTAAGAAGCTGCGGAAGGAGTTGGGCTGCGCTTTGATTTGCATTGACCTGCGCTGCTCCAAAAGCATATTGTTTTGTAATGTCAGTTTGTGCTCCAGCAATGCTGCCTAATACTGAGTTGACATCTGTAACTCTTTGAAAATTGACTTGTGCAGCTTTAAGTTCACCTGCGGAAACTCCAAGTCCTTGCGCTTGCTTTCTGGTATCGCTGGCAGAACCAGCTAATGCACCTATACCAAATAAACCACCAGCACTTCCTAAAAGACCAGCACCAAGACCAATGCTTCCCCACTTTAATAAATTAAAGGTGGTAGATGCTATATTTTTGCTAATAGAAGAAGCAGTTTTTCCAATATTTTGAAAATTCTTTTCAGTCTTATTAACTACTTGATCTGTATTTTGTAGAGTTTTGTAATTCTTGTCTAATCGACTAGCGATAGTGTCGAGTGCGTGTTGCACCCGATTAAAATTGGTTTGCAAAGAATTTACTTCTTTGTTAATTTTTCCCCATTGATTAGGCATTTTGCCCAGGGATTGCTGATACTTTTCAAAGAGTTTCGCAAACTCCTTGAATTTATCATCATTAATATCAATGTCAATTACACTTTTAGTAGCCATTGTTTCTTTCTAGTGCTCTCAAAATATGTCTTTGGCGAAACTCATGTGCGCTTGACTTATATTCTATATCTATATCCTCAAAAAACTTGGAAAATCCCTCACCAGCTACATAATCTAAACAGGCAGAGACGAAGTGGTCTCCATCTCTCCAGAACTCTCGACCTCTGTCGATGTCATCAAGGAATTCATGAACTCCATAGAATTTAATGATGTTGTTTGCGAACCCCATAAGCCATTGACTGTGTCCATGATTCCCTCTATCTGCGCCTTCTTGTTTATCATAGACACACAGGTAAAAAAAATGAGTTCGCCTTCGATTTCTGCAATTGTCTCGCTATCAATAGTTCCCTTCTCAATAGCGGTATATAAAGGAATACTTTTCCAACCTTTTGGGGATGGCATTAATACATTTGAAAGTCTAACTATTTCATTCACTAATCCAGCCCTGACCCCAGAAACTCCATTCCAAACACCCATATCTTCTGCTACTTGTTTAAGCATGAGATAGGCTATTCGTGATCCGCAAATCGCCCCAAGCCCTTGAGAAAAAATGTTTGCAAAAGTCTTGGAAATTACCAAGAAATATTGCTCAAAAATTTCTCTTGAGATTGGGGTGCTGTGAACATATAGCTGTCCTTTTTCCGAATCAATCGGAATTACTAAGTTCAAGGCTCGATTAATTTTCATCTAGTTTAGAGACTCCATAGTGCTGAGTTAACTTGATAGACACCAGTTAATGTAACTACAAAACCTGGCACATTACCATCAAAAGTAACATCACGAACACCTTTGAGAACACAGTTACCGATTTGATAATCCGACAAAGTTGCCGAATCAGCAATAACCGATATATCGCCTACATTCACATTGGTTTCAATTTGAACTTTATAAGCATCAGCTAGTGATTGGCTCTTAAGCAAATTGATAGTTACAGTTGCCATTTGATAGGGTTCTGGGGAAGTAACACCACCAGTTAAGGTTGGGATGAGCATACCTGCATCGCCTTCAAAAGCGATGCTGATAGCTTCCCTAGCCAAATATGGTGCGGTCACATTGAGTGTTGCATTGG